TAGGAATACCTACGAGACTAGTTCATTACCACCGTCTACTATGGGTACGTCGTATATGCTTAGGGAAGTTCTAGATTACCTTGTAAACACTTATGGCGTAAGCGAAGTTACTTGGTTTGATATATTCAGTAGAATGCCAGTTACTAGATTTGGTGAAACTTTCTACGATATTACACCTAGTTTCCTAGACAGTATTGCCAATGGCTTCAGAAATGGTGTAGTAATTAAGAATGTTCCTTATGGGGCTAACCCAGAACAATACATACTACCAGAGGATGACAAGACCGTAATCAGTCTTAAGGATAGGAAAGGGGTTGCTGTAACTCCTATTTAATTTTATAAATAATATTTAGACAGACTAAATACATATACTATAGGAGTATACTATTATGCGTTACATTGATGTTGAAGATGATTTTGTTAAAAAAATCTTGACTGCCTCCAGCCCGAAGGCTGGGACTCTTAGTGAGTCGCAAGAGGTTTTTGAGGAAGGTTATGATGAAGAGCAGGAAGCTCATGCTTGCCCTCTCTGTGAGTCGCAGTTAGAAGAGCCTATCTCGGAAGAAGCGATGCAAGAGTGCGTAGATTTCATTATGCAAACCATCAACGAGGCAATCGAACTTGAGGGCGAACTTTTTGAAGAGTCCGAAGAGGAAGAGGAAGAGGAAGAAGAAGAAGAGCTTGAAGAGGAGTAGGTATAAAAGATGAGCGAAAGCACTAAAAATCTTTTATCCATTACCGAAAGTATTCTGTCTGAGACTCCTCCTGTGAAGGAGGTAGCCTTTAAAGGTGACTCTATAGTTGATGATGGTCTTAAAGCTGTTGTTGTTCCCGATGCATTTGTTAATCAAATTATGGGATTCAATAGCGCGTTAAGAGAGTCTTCTGATCCTGATAAAAAACAGGAGATGATGCCTAAGTTTGAACCCATCACTGAAGCTTCCATTATCAAGGAGAGAATGGAAAAGTTGATTGAAAACTTAAAGCAACTTCTTAAGGAAGCAAAAGAAGTTATTAAAGAGGCTACTACTTGCGGGGCTCTAGGCACTGTTCAAGGAAACTCTTTAAAGTCACCTTCCAGAGGTGACGCATCTTACCCTCCAGTATACAATGGATCTAATAAAGTTAATAAAAGAAACAAAGGCAACAAAAGCACGCGGTTCAGAAGCCGGTAGAGCTAAGATGGTTAAGGGCGGTGAAAAGTCCAAAGCCTCTAAGTCCCGTGTTAAAGTCTATAAGTCTATTACCGACGCTTTAAGTAACGGATATGTTGGTCAGATTTTCTCAACTAAAAACTCAGAACGTCTTTATGTTATTACCAAGCGTAAATGGGGTAAAGATGATGAGCAGGCAGTTGGAGATAGAGTTGCCAAGGGTTTCTCCCCTGGCAGTATTCCTTCGAAGTTTACTGATGTTAAGAAGTATGCTGTTAGGACTTTAGTTCGACATGGCAAACAAATTAGCAGTAAGTTCAAAGGTAAAAAGTATTGGTCTCGTAAACAAAAATAGGATTTAATATGTTACTTGTAGAATACAATGTTTTAGAGAAAGTTAAAGTTATAAACGAAGGAACTTCTGGTAATACTAGGCTTAAGCTTCAAGGTAGATTTCAAAAGTGCGATGAGCAAAACAACAATGGACGCATCTACCCCAGAAAGATTCTTGAATCTCAAGTGCAAGCTATCCAGGAAAAGATTGGAGATCGTTCGTTAGTTGGCGCTCTTGATCACCCTTCGAATGACGCTATCCACCTTTCGCAAGCTTCTCACCTTATTACTAAGTTATGGGTTGAAAAGGATGGTTCTGTCATGGGGGAGTGTGAGATTCTCTCTACACCTAATGGGAAAATTGTTGAAGCTCTGATCAACGACGGCGTTAAGATTGGTATCTCTAGCCGTGGTGTTGGTAGTGTGACAGAAGCTATTAAGGGTAAAATAGTTAATGAGGACTTCAAGCTTATCACGTTCGACCTTGTGTCGGATCCTTCCACAAAAGGTGCCTTCCCTGAGCTTACGGAGTCGATGCGAGAGAACAGCCAACGTGCTCAAGAGATTGTCTCTAAGCACAAGAAGGATCGAGTTCTTCTTACAATGCTTGAAAGCAAGATCAATAAAGTTATGAAAAAGAAAAACAAGAAGGCTAAGAAAACTGCCGGTAGTTCTGATTTCCCCGACTTGAGCGGCGATGGTAAAACCACCTTTAAGGATGTTCTGATTGGGCGCGGCGTTCGTAGAAATAAACAGCATGAGAACGAAGAGCCGGATCGCGGCGGGGAAGCGGAACAAAAAGCCATGGATGGGGCGAAACCTAAGTTCCCGCCGAAGCGCAAGTCGTATGTTCAAAAAGATCTGGAAAGACAGGAGAAACTTAAAAAATACATAGCTGGCATGGAAAAACGGCGCATCGCGGCTGGGGGTGCTGGCAGAGATCAATCCAAAGATCACGCCTCAACCACAATCGAAAGATTTGCCGATGTGATCAGAGAGCGTTGTTGGAAGGGTTACGAACCTACTCCTGGTAAGAAAGCATACTCTAAAGGTTCTTGTAAACCTAAGGGGAAGAAAAAGTAGTGGGTTCTTTCAAAAATTATCTTATCGAGGGGGAAGTTAAGAAACGCAACAAGGCTTCAAAAAACAAGTTCTTTTCAAGACTTGGTAAAATTTACAATGCCTACGGTCGATCTAATCGACCATACCCCCCAAGGCATACTTCTGGGCCTCAAAGAAACCGGGACACGGCTGAAGATAAAGCCACGGCAAGGCATCTGATTAAACATGGCGATAGGCCAGACATAACTGCACCTGATAAGGTTAAAGCTGACTGGGAAGATAAGCTTTCTAAGAGAAGGGCAGCGGCGACAGCAGGTGCTGATCGTTCATCTACAGAGATAGTCGGCGACGCTATTCTAGAGGGCTTTAAATTATTTACCGAAGCTAAAGGTAAATATGCAGCTAAAGCAGAAAGGGCTCAACGTCGTCGCGAGGGCAAGCCTCTTGACGGTGAGAAGACTGTGAAGCACGGACAGAGAATTATAAAGCTTGCTCAGAAAAAAGCTAACAGGACTGATCAAAATGTTAACATAGAAAAAGTCCCTGGTCATACGTCACAGGTAAGTGTGACCCCCGGTCCAAGGCGTCCTTTCAAACAACCACGTAGGGGTGATTCTCAGATATCCCCATACTACGGTAGGGGAGCTAGACCTGATTCAGAAAAATAAATAGTATTAAAATAATACAAATACCCTACATACCTACATAGAGGTTTAACATGTCGAAGAGTAAAGATATTTTAGATTCGGTTGCTGAGTATCTCCCTGAGGGTCTTGATGAAAGCACCCTTGAGAAGGTCTCTGAGCTTGTCGCTGTCATTATTGATCAGCGCGTCGAAGAACAAGTTAGTGACCTGTCCACGAAGGTCCAATCTTTTATTCGTGGTAACATCGAAAAGCTGAAAGAGCAAGCCCTTAAGGAGCTTGAGCTTGAAAACGAGACATTCCGTAACGCACAAATGTTCGAAACTGTCCGTTCGATGTTTGCTTTAGAGAACAACAACCAAGATGAACTTAATGGTATGGAAGTTCTCGCATCCCTGGGCGAGCAACAGGAAGAGAAGAATCAAGCTCTCCTGCGTCAAGTTGATAAGCTCCTAAAGGAGAACGTTAACCTGAAGCGTCAATCTAAGGTTGCAAATGATAAGAACCAAAAGTTAGAAGAGGCTCTGCAAACTATCCATGGCGAAATGGAAAGTCTGCAAGAATCTGCTAACGCTGAGAGGAAACTCTCGGAAACGGCACTGGTCGTTAGTGAGGATAACTTCAAAGTGAAGGAAGCTAACGAAAAGTTAAATGAAAACCACGCTAGCCACGGTAATGAGTGGATCAATCAAGGCGTGTTAGAAAAACTCAACAGTTATAGAGGTTAATATGACCGCATTAGATAGAAATGATTTACTGAAGCGTTGGGAACCACTCCTTGAAGGTATCGGGGATGATCACATCGCGTACCAGACGGCTCGTCTCTTTGAAAACCAAGCCAAAGAATTCACGAAGCAGAGTCTGAACGAAGACATTAGTGACGGTGCTACTACCACTGGTAAGATTGGCACTTTCCAAAAGTTTGCTTTCCCGCTGATTCGTCGCACCTACCCGGAACTCATGTTCAACAAGATCGGTGCTACTCAGGCGATGGACGGCCCCGTGTCGCAGATCTTCTACATGGGTAACTCGCGTGCCATCG